TCACTCGAGGCATTTGATTCAATATCAAAACTTTTTATAAGTTGGCTATTGGTAATTGTCCATAGTTTTGCGATTAAAGAATAAAATTGAATTTATTTAAATATAAATTATTTAAATAAACTACATAAAATGGAAATGGTTTTAGAACCCGAAATATATACTCCATCTGTAGATGATAATGGAACATATATTAATCATTTACCGTCAAAAGAAATTGTAAGACTTGGAATAAGATGTCCTTGTGGAAGTAGAAAAAACATGATTTTTAAGAATACATCAAATCTAAATAAACATTTTGATTGTGAAAAGCATAAAGCATGGTTAAAAAACTTGAATCTCGATAAATTAAACCACTATAATGAACTAATTAAAACAAAAGAAATAATAGACCAACAAAAAGAACAATTAATCAAATTAAAACAAGAAATACAAGAAAAGGATACTATTATTATAAATCAAGCAAAACAATTAGTAGAACAAAATGTAAACCGAAATGTAAACCGAAATGTAAACTCGGTTAATTTATTAGAGTTGGATGACTAAACCATTGAAGGTATAGAATCAATATCAACAACTTTAACATTCTTTTTAATACTTTTTTTAGAAACATTATATTTTTTAAAAATCTCGTCCTCTAATTGTGTTTTTGGTACTAGATTGTGGACGGTTCTTGCAATCATCTTATAAAGTTTGAATTCCGGATAACGTTCATCACCATTTTTTTTATAGAGAATATTTCTACCCTTATCGTCAGTGCACCATTTTTCTATGATCTGTTTAACAGGATTATATAGTTCATTCTTGTTCTTAGTCTTTTTACCTTTTTTTTGCTCTTCATCGTCATCATCATCGTCATCATCGACCAGGTTATCATATAGTGAGCAAGCTAATCTGCATAAATCGAAACTATAATTCGGTTCTAAACGGGGTTTTTTATCATTTAAATAGGGTTCACAATTATATTGAGTGGCCGCATCACCATTCATACTAAAACTATCACTACAGTGAAGATTTCCATTATATTTATAGATAGCTCTACCAAAATCTATAATCTTATAAATACGATTGTAAGTTGGAACTTTATAATACTTACTTTCAAAGCAATAATACAAGTATTGTTTTTCTGTAGGGACGTACATAATATTATTTGTATGTAAATCGTTATGTGTTAGGTTAAATGCTTTTTGATAGCCTATCAATGTCATAATAATTTGCATAAATGCTGAAATTAATTCAGCATATGATAAGTCATTTTCTATTAATTCATCAAATGTCGTATTGCATGCTTCCAACGCGATTACATTAACAGGAAACTTTTTAATTAATATGTTGTACGATTCCTCATTTCCTTCATCGTCGGCATCATCTTCATCGCTATCATCGTCATCATCATCCTCATCATTATCTTCACCATCAGTTATAGAAGATCTAGAAGAACACGTAGACGAACTTTTAGTTGATTTATGATTTTTGTTTATTTCTTCTACTGTTAATAAATTAGATTCTGCGACTATTTCATCAGGATTGACTTCTTTTAGATTATCTAATGTATCAATTTCGATTATAGAACCCAAGTCTATTGATTCAGAATTATTATCAGTTATTTTAAGTTTAGCTTTATTTTTTGTGGAATCATTATTTATCATTTCATTTAAATCATCTGATATAGTAAACAAGTGATCTTTACTTTTTTTAAAGAAAGATGATTTATGTATATAATCTATATCATCTTCAGAATTAAATATATAGTTTTCCTTAATTGCAAGAAATCCACCATAGTAATCTATGCCATGAACAAATCCGTATTCATGTAGTAATCTACTACTTAAATATGAGAAATAGTTATCAATATATGCCGAATTATTGACATCTAATAATTTTTCATTGCAAGTTGTATCGTTCAATGGAAGAGTTTCGATGTTGCAATCATTATATTTTCCAATTAAATATTTAACAGGGTCCATTAAAGGTGCAAATTTAAAAAAAACCTCAACTTTTTTAGTATTATTATTAATATCTGATACAGTACATAGACATCTTCTATCTTGCATTTTATCATGAATGTTTGATAACTCCCATTTATTATTTAAATTTATAGTATTTTTGTTATTTTCATTTAATGAAAATAGTGTATCATAAATAGGTATATAATTCTGTGGATTTTCTAGACCTAGGTTCTCTTCCAAAAAAGAGAAAACTACATTTTTATTTTTACGATAATAAACAGGTTCCATATTTAATCAAATATATAATTATCTTAATATTTAAACTTAAAATAATATGCGTTTTTCAAATCTTTTTTTTCTCTAATATAGAAAGTATGACTTTAGAATTAAAAAAATTTGATATGAAGACTATAAGTTTTAAACCTAATGAAAATAAGGGTCCGGTCTGTGTTTTAATCGGTCGTCGCGACACAGGTAAAAGTTTTTTAGTGCGCGACTTATTGTTTCATCATCAGGATATACCTGTTGGAACCGTAATATCAGGCACCGAAGCAGGAAATCAATTTTATAGTAGTCATGTTCCAAAATTATTCATTCATGAAGAATACAATACGGCTATAATTGAAAATATATTAAAACGCCAGAAAACAGTCATGAAACAAATCAATAAGGAACAAGCAAATTATGGGCGTTGCACTATTGATCCGCGTACTTTCGTTATTCTAGATGATTGTTTATATGATGCTGGATGGGCAAAAGATAAACTTATGCGTTTATTATTTATGAATGGACGTCATTGGAAAGTAATGTTAATAATTACTATGCAATATCCCTTAGGAATACCGCCCAATTTACGTACAAACATAGACTATGTATTTATCTTAAGAGAACCATACATTACCAATAGAAAACGCATCTACGAAAATTATGCTGGTATGTTTCCAACGTTTGAATCTTTTTGTCAGGTTATGGATCAATGCACAGAGAATTACGAATGTTTGGTTATAAACAATAATGCTAAAACAAATAGTTTAACTGAACAAATATTTTGGTATAAGGGTGAAGGAAGGAAAGACTTTCGGTTGGGGTCGCGCGAATTTTGGGAAATGTCTAAAGATTTAATTTCGGATGATGAAGATGAACAATATGACCCAAATAATTCGCGTAAAAAAAGTGCCGGCCAAAAAATTAACGTTAAAAAAACAAGATGGTAATAAAAATAATATTAAATATTATAAAATTTATAATATTTAATGGAAAAAATTAATGATTGGTTTAGTGTGGAAAAGAACAATAACAATATTACAATTGTCTTTAATGATAATCCTACTGGCAAAGATTACAATGAGTATCTAATCTATTATGCTAATTTATACGCACAAAAAGAGCGTATAACTATTTTATTTGATTGTAGCAATATAAACTATTTTCCAATAAATTATATTTATAAAATAGTAGTTTTAATGGTTAAAATGGAAGAGACACATCGCAACTATCTTGAAAAATTCACCATAAAAGTTACCAATCCAAGAATCAAAACATTTATAAATTTAGTGTTTGACATACGCCCACCTGTAGTAAATTATGAAATAATTTACTAGGGGAATCAGGAGGAATCAGGAGGAGCAGAATGTTCTAATAAATTGTTCTCCAAATCTTTTTCAACATTATCAATAAGTTCATTTATTAATTTTATTGCTTTATGTCCGTCAGCTCTAATATCACCTTCTTTTTTCAAGTTTTCTTCATCTATACCAGGATTTTCAATTAGTTTTTTTTCAATGTACTTTATTTCTTTATTTAGTTTACCTTTCTCACTTTCGGAAGTCTCATTGTTAAAATATACATTAAACAAGTGCTGCGTTCCATTTGATCTTTCTTTATTAACACTCTTCGTAATATATTCTTTTATTGTACCCTCATATTCTTTTTTGTATTCTACCCTGCGCTCTATACTATTTAACCACTTCTCGTATTTTTCGTTGTCGTTCTTCACCTCATCCAATTTATTTAGAATTCTTATCTTCTCATCAATATTAACCAATTCGGTTTTTAATTCATTAAACTTATTTTGGTCGCCTCTCTCGGACGATTTCTTATAAGGCGACAACAACGCGGCGAGGGAATTAGCCTGTTCCCATGTATCACCATCTTTATTAGTACCTCCATATAATTCAATATTTGTTTTAAGTAATTTATATCCTAGATACACCAATTTCGACGCATTTTCCATTTGAATTAATTTCGCCGCCGCATCTGCCCCCTCCGCCGCTGCGTCATTATTCTGCGTGGCCTTTTCTTTCATAAAATGCAATAACATCGCGCTATTATCATTATTATCATTATTTTTGTTTTTTTTTATTTCATCTTTAGCTAAATCTATCATTTTATCTAAATCTATCATTTTATCTAAATCATCCTCATGGTTATTTTTTTTTTTGAAATAGGGTCTTTTGGATGTCACAACAAAAGAATGTGATACATTATGTGCATCATTTGGAATGTTCAACGATGGACAACCTGTAAATAATTTTTTTTTTTTAGATATTTTCTCTTTTTAT